CTTCTTATAGTTCATTTAAGATCTTCACTGTGCATAATGGCGTACACTTCTGCATTGTAGCTTCCTCTAAGACGTTGCTTAAGGTTTTTCCCTGACATAGTAAAGATAACATACTCATCTTTAAGTTCTTTGTATAACTTGGCAAGTTGTACCATCTTCGTCAAGATTTGTTCGGGAGCTAACTTACTCGGATCACGAGGGATAGCATCCTCTGATGTCACATCAATGCCTAAGTCTGTGATGGTCTCTTGATCGATATCCATAGTCACTTTCTCCTTCTTTATTTCACCATTGCCACTAAAAGTCTTTAAGCCAGCCTTATTACACATCCCTGTAGCCATGAGAAACCAGATCGGTTCCCCTATCAAAGATCGCTTTAGATTGTACAGGGAATTTTCACATACCAACTTCACGGGCAGATGCTTTTCTACCCCTGTCTCTTGAGAGACAATGAATGTCTTGTTGTTATGAATAAACCCTACTAAGATAGCATTAACTTTGAACACCTCGACCCCACGGTAACAAGTTCTAGCTAGTGATCGTTGTACTCTACGTCCTACAAATCTTTCAATGTGCTCCACTTGTATACTTCTCCTTTATCAGTTATAGTCTATAACTACTTCTAGATTCTATGCCATCGTAACCTAAGTTTTTTGCTTTTACCATATTGAGATCGTCAAGAAGACGGTGAATACCAGAATAAATAGAACGGACATATCTATTTGCATTCAGTTTTACATCCTTATGTAACTGTCTATCAAAGATACCATGTGTACCTCCTCGTTGTACTAAGAGGAATCTTTGGTTATAAAATCTTTTATTGTATGCCATTTAAATCTCCTTCAGTGTACTCCATCTATGTACTCCTCCTTCGTCTGCTACTGACTGTTTTAAATCTGTGAAGATAGTAACTGGTTCACCGCGTATCATGATAGGTGCTTCAGCATGTTTCTTCATAAGTCGTTGGACGGTGTGGGCATCATCAGGACGGTGGATGGCAATAAGTGCGTCGTGTATGTTGAGCACCATACGTGCATCAGTAGGCCATTCCTCATCATCATGACAGAGGTATATAACGGAAGATACTTTATCACCGATAGTTGATTGTGGTACAAACGCGATAACACTATCAAAGCTTTCCTCCGTGAATCGTTCCATCCATATCAGTCGCCTACCTAAAGGCGTAAAGAGCATTCTTTCTTCTCGGACAGTTTTAATTGTATCTTCCCATCCTTTTTGAATCTCAGGGAAAGCCTGATGATATGAGGCGAACGCTTCAAATCCTTGTTGTACAGGTATACCGCATACTTCGGCAAGTTTTGGTGCCTGCATTCTATAATTAAGACCGTGAACACACCGCTTGCCGAGATAGCGTCTAGTGGGTGCTTGAGTATCGTCCCAATCTCCTGCGGGGATGTCTCCGTACTCGCACTTAAATATTCTAGCAGCGTTTCCTCTATGAACATCAAATCCATCTTCTGTCTCCGACCTCTTAAAGTTTTCTATCAGCCCCTGGACATTCCATAGGTACGCTACTACTTTCGCTTCGGCCTGCTTCAGATCGAAGTAGCTGAACATGTACCCATCGTCGCATACAAACATGGGGTACGCTCTGTGCGGCTGATTTTGCAAGTTCATGCCACTGCCCCACATCACCTTCGATGAACTCAGTCTCCCAGGAGCATTTTGGACACCGAACTGTTTGTATTCGCATCGTATCCTCCCATCTGGATCAACTTTCTGTGTAGCGTATGTACTACGGAACTTCTCTTCAGTTAGATAATCATCTAGGTGGGCAAGCATAGCTTTCGCTTCTGTAGTAGTTCGCGTGTGGTCTTGCATTCTTCTTCTGTTCTCTTTATTTGTGCTGCTTCCTCTTCCGACAAGACCAAGATAAGAGAAGAACAACTCACCAAGCTGTGTAGGAGACTTTGGGTTTGGTCTAAAATCAGGATCCCCTGTGAGGTCAGTGACGATACTGTGAAATGTCCGTAACTTCACATCTAGTTCCTCCTTCAACTCTATCGCGATAGTGTCTTTGAGTTTGGTGTCTGCAAGAATGCCCCCGACTTGCATTCGTATAAGATGGGGCTGTAAACGTTGTACATGGGAGAAGTAGAAATCATCAAGCTTCTGAGCACGAAGTTCTTTGTGTATTGCTTCATGAACAGCCCAGGTAATGCAACAATCCTTGATGTTATAGTCCCAAAATTGGTTGATATTACCACCTTCACGCCAGGTTTTACCATCGTCTTTGTAATATGGATGGTCAGTGTATTGGGCAGTAAGGTATCCCAGGTTGTGAGGCATTCGGGGATAGAGGGTGTGATGAGCAAGTAACGTATCAAACCAAACTTGAGGAACATGTATCCTATCCTTATACCATAACCATCCACAGTCGAATGATCCATTCTGTGCTATAAATTTATTCGATGGATTGTTAAAAAATCTTTGGATTCTGTCACGCAATAGTCCTTCTTCGGAAACACTATATCTGTGTCCCTTATCGTCACGCCAGTTAATACAAATTCCTTCGTGGGCATTGTTGGCGAATCCGATACAGGCTGTTTCGTTTCCAATAACTTCAATGTCGAAAGCAATCGGCGCTCCATCACTCTCAATTCGCTGTAAGTACGACATAGCTTCATCGAAACTTGGGTTAATAAGTCCACTGACTCTGTGCTTTTTGAACTGTCCATCCATTACTCTCCTTAGTTTTGCACAATCAAACTTGTACATGGGTTCCAGGGCAAGGGAGCGTAGAATATAGGCTGGGTTGTTGGTGCAGATTACTTTAACGACGCGGCCTTCTCGTCCAACCTTACAATCGAATACAGAGCCTCGCCACTTAGTGATGCCATACTCTCCTGTAAGTGCATGGAGGGCAATGTTTCCAAGTGCTAGTACATACTTGAGTTGTGGTAGGTGATCCAGTTCCCAGTCGAGTAGTCCTTCCCAATGTTCTAGCTCAGGCTTTGGTATAGGAAAGCGAGCATCTATCTTTGCGCCCAATGTTACCTGCTTCTTAATTACATTGGTAACATAGCAGTCCTTCCTTGTTATCTCAAAGGGACGTAGGGTATCCCACAGTAGACGACCACTACCACCTACGAGTGGCATCTTCATATTGGTTTCGTGTTCTCCTGGGGCTTCTGCTATGATGCAAATCTCACTGTCAAGATTGCCACTTCCAAGACAGTCTACTTGTAGCTGACATGCCTTGGCGTTCTTAGTAAACTCCCGCATCAATTCAGCTTCAGTCATCTTCATCTATCAACTCCCAATCTTTAAGCACTCGTACTACCTGTGCTTCAAACAATTCAAGGTCATACTTGTTGGCAATCTTTTTGGTGTACGGCACCATCTTTAGCTGCTCGACATCAATGTACCCACGAGAGTCATCCTTGAAGGTACAGTGTGTACGACTTATCTGTAGGATGCGTATCCTCTTAACAGTGAACTCATCTAAGATAGGCACGACTTCTTGTGTGAAACCTATGTCCGACACTACAATATGTGAGGCTGATACCATGCGCTTCATTCTACGGACAGCTATGTGCCCAAAGATATCCTGACCGAGCATAGGCTTAAGGTATTCCTCACTAAGCTTGATGAGTGCCTGTCGTATCGATACCCCTTGTGGCAGTAGTGGTTCATCCTTAGCACCATACGCTAGTAACTGCGACCAACGATCACTATCAATCGACAATAACTCACGTAGTGCTGACTTAAGTGGAGCACTAAACTTATACTCACGACAGTTGAGTCTCTTCTTAATGAACTCGGCTGCTGTATCCTTACCGCATCCCGGTGGGCCATTGAGCAGGATGATCATTTATCCCCCTTCTTATATAGACTAAGATTAACTGACTTAGCATCCGTGATAACAGTGACATGCTTACGGGCACGACTAGTGGCGGTATAAAAGTTCTTCCTATTAAGGAGGTAGGAACGAGAGCGATTCATGATATAACATACACGATCATACTCACTGCCTTGTGCCTTGTGCGTGGTGATAACATAGGCTAGGTCTAAATCCTTTTGTGGATTCATATAGAAGGAACCAAAGCGTCCAGCCATTTCAAGTGAGACAGGAATGAGGACGGTCTTATCTCCGAAGTCGATCTCGATGTCTCCATTGTCTTTGAATGCTGTAATGATACCAGTTTCACCATTGAATACTTCCAATGAATAATTGTTGGCAGTGTTAATAATCTTGTCACCAAGGTAGAATCTTTGCTCCTCGATGTTACTCCATTTCTGTCTCTCGGCAACGACATAAGGTTTCGTTGTTGGTTGCAGCAGTTGTTGGATAGCAGAGTTGAGTGCCTCTGTGCCTACCCAACCTACCTTAGTAGGAGTAATCAATTGATTATGTATAGTCCCGTAGTCAATCTCATCAGCAAGATTTTCTTGCATGAAAGCAAGGACAGTTTCCACTGGATCATCTGTTATTTTAAGTATGAAGTCATCACGTCGGAGAGGCATCTGACCAGAGATGATCCGCTGCCCATTGGAGATGATGTTACTATCATCAGCTTGTCTGTGTATAGTTTCTAGTCGTATCCCATCAAACTTATCTAGCATCTTTAGAAAGGACGACGGTTGTTGCTGTAGTTTTTTGCTCGATTCAATGGGCTGAAGTTGGTTAGCATCCCCAAACATACGAATAACACCACCGTTAGGTAGAGCGTCAAACAGATTACGATGGACTTCAACACTGACCATAGCGTATTCATCACAGAGTACCACCATGGCTTCGATAGGGTTGTTTCTGTCCCGCTTCGGGTCAGTGGATATGAGTGCCTTACCTGTCTTCTCATCACGCTCCCCTGGATGTGGATATTCTAAAAGCCTGTGAATCGTAACTGCTTTAATCCCTGTTGCCTCAGTAATTCTTTTTGCTGCCTTACCTGTAGGAGCGCATAGAACCACTGTCCTACCTTGCTCGTATAAGGCTCGATAGACGTGTTGAAGTATAGTAGTCTTGCCAGTACCAGCGGCACCAGTAACAGCCACAACTCTATTTGTAAGGTTGCAACACGCACCAATAGCACAATGTTGTGTTTCATCTAGTTCAATCTCTGCTGTTTGGTCTAACATCTTCATCCTCTATTGCTTCTATGTCTGTCCGCTTGTCAATGCGATGAGCTTCAAGTCTTTGGGCAACTTGAATAGCACATGACCTACAGAACATAGCGAGTGATAGGTTAAGTTTAGTGGCTTCCTCTTGGATAGCATCGTACTCCTTATTAGTACAACGTATCCTAAGATTACCACCTCTACGTCCTGTGGAATTGGGACCGTATCCGTGAGCAATAGGACTAGGTGCTGTTATTGTGATCTTTAGTGGTGGTTCGTATGACATTGATAGTCCTTACGATATGTGATATGGCTGTTACTTTTTCTTCTCTGTGACATGGTTGATCTTTGTAGTGTGCCCTAGACAACCCACAGTGAACGCAGTGATCACTGGCGAGATGCCATTCATGCTTATGTTGATTAGTCATATCATATATCCGTGTGTGTGTCAAGTACTTTTTGCACACAAAAGAAAACCCCTCAGTCTTTTGACTGAGGGGCTATCCGGGCTCTTGGCTACCCAACGCCTACCGACTTACATGGGCTGTCGTATTTAACCAAGAGCAATCCGCTTGAAGAAACTACCAGCCGGGAGGCCAGCATTGTCGAGGACGGAAAGCAACTCTTCAGCATTCTTGTGGATGCTGACGATCTCCACATTCTCCTTCGCGAGATTAATTACTTTACCATCATTGTCCCGAACAGTCATCACTGCAAACACGGGTTTTACAACGCGAGTGTTCTTCGCTTTCCTGTCTTCAGCCATTTAGTTATCTCCTTCATAGTGGTTAAGTAATGTCCTCATCATGAGGCAAAGGGGCGAGGGTGTCAAGCATAATCTACTTGCCCAGGATTAGACAAGCGGGAAGCACGACTAGCTCAACACCCTCTATCACACTGCCAAGGGAGGCTTAAGCAGCGTGAACGCGGTTTACGACGGCGCGGGTTACACCCTCGTAGGTATCATGCTCAACTTCTAGGGCAGCCTCCATACCTACCCACCCACTCACATCAATCTTCTTCGACAGCGGCGCACCAATAGATTCGATGAAACGCTTCGTGCCATAGCGAGCTTGAGGGTTGTCCTCAAGACCGATACGACGATAGACGATGGTGAGTCCATCATCAGAGCCATCCTTGAAGTCGGCAGGATACTGGTCAGCGCCGATATGGAAACTCACTGCACAGTACATAGTACCGCGAGCGGACTCCTTAACTTCGGCATTACGAATAACACCAGTATACTTGCCGGCTGGCAAAGGCTCTGGGGCTTCTTGCTTACTAAGATCGATACTGAACTCGATAACGGAACTAAGCTCTGTCATTGTTAGTACTCCTTGTACTGGTTTGTGGAACTGATTATTATAGCGATATCACAAGCACAAGTCCAGCCCCTATATATTGTGCCTGTCCTCTTTAGGAGACACTACATCTTGTGCCTCCAATTCTTCATGGTAAGTCTATTTTTCTTCCATCATTCTTTACCCATTCTTTATACCAAGTCTCGATACCTTCACCTTCCCATGACTCAGGATCGAACTTCCATGTGAAGCTGCTCTCTCCACTCTGTTTGAACATCCGACTTTTCATAGGCTTGCGAAGGCGGGAAGCACGTACAGTAATCTTCCTATCCTTCCCTGTATCCTCCAAGTGCCATACTTCTGACAGCTTGATAGGAATCTCTGATTGCATCTTACCTCCGACGAGAATGGATACCATCATAGCACCTGTTAACTCGTCTTTGTCGGGCCTGTCTTCGTGGGCAACGAAGATAACGTGCTTATTATAAGCGCCCGTAGCCCGAATAACTGACATGATCCCCTGCATGGTATAGGAATTACGTCTTCCATATCCTTGCAGAGTTGGCATTTCCATACTGGCCCCTCGCACCTCCGTGATACCATGCCTAAGAGACATTTCATTAAACGAAGTGATTGAATCAAACACCACAGTCTGAATCTCTGGATGAGCTTCAAGGATTTGTTTAATACCGCCTGCGTTTTCATGTTTAAATGTTACTACCTTGTTGGCATTCTCCATGCTAAAGTCAGCAATGAGAATGTCTTCTTGATCCATGAGTGAACTAGTGCCATCAGGATCAAAGTTGCACCAAAGGATGGGACGTGGAGCAGTAGCAGCAAGGGTAGTTTTACCACCACCACTTGGACCCCAGATAATCACTGACATACGGGTAATTTGCTTCTTAGGCGTGGTAACTTCTACCGTGCCCAATGTCATCTTGACTTCTTCTTTATCATTCTCCATGAACAGTTACCTCCTTGCATACTAGAAAGGTTTTTACCACAGGAGACGATGCCTAATCGAGTAGCGGCGACCATTCATCTGTCTCCAGATTGGGATGAATGGTAAATTGGATGTACGAACGTCCATCCTTGGCA